ACTAGACGCAGGCAGTCAACCTTTAGAACTGTGGATGTACGAGAATGGTGGAAACACCTGTCTAATGCTTGCATGGAACATTAACAACACAGGTTGGGCAATAGTCCCCGACTCTGCGTTTACTACTAACGGAGTCTCGCAGACAACTTCAACAACATCTTCAACAACCACATCCTCAACGACAACCACATCATCTACCTCGTTACCCACAAGTACCACGGAAGTTGCCACAACAACCACAAGCACGTTGCCAGAGACAACAACAACAACTTCAACGTCGTCTTCATCTTCCTCCTCGTCTACCACTACATCTAGTACTACAACTACTACAATTCAGGAGACAACCACTACATCATGGGCCCCAACTACAACATCCACGGAGTCGACGACGACAAGTACTACTACTGTAGTTCAAACGACTGTCCCTGCAACGACAACTACGACATCTTTGCCAGTAGCCACGGCAACGACAACGACAACAGAAGTGCCAGAACCCACGGTAACGACCCTTCCTGAAGAAGAAGAAGAGGTGTCAGAAGATACTCTAGAAACAACTACTTCTACTCCTGAGGAAACTTATCCAGAGAAGACTTATCCTGAAGAGACTTATCCTGAAGATACTTCCGTTGAAGAGATTGCTCCTGACGAAACAGATGCCCCAACAACAACAGAATCGCCAGAGGAATATACACAAGATACAGAAGAAGAATCACCAGAGTTGTCATCAACTACCACCTTACCTGATGTCCTAGCTGATGAGCCAGTTACTGATGAGCAAGTAAAAGAAATCTTAGAGGACCTTACCGAGGCTGAACCTGAACAGATTGTTGCTGCTGTCACCCAACTGTTGGCTGCGGAGATTACTTCGGATCAAGCCACCGAGATTGCTTCAAGTCCTGAGGTGTTGGCTGCTATTACTGAGGATCAGGCCGAAGAGTTGTTTGAGCAGATTGACGTAGAGGAACTAACTGAGGAACAGTTGGAAGAATTTACTGCTGTTATTCAAGAGGCCCCTACCAAAGTCAAGAAAGCGTTTGAGAAAACCATTGACGTATTTGGTTCCCAGTTTGAAGACTACGTACCAACGGGTTCTAACATTCCTGTGAGGACACGTCGAACCCTTGTAGCTGCTGGCGCCTTATTGGTAGGAATGTCATCTAGTAGTATTAGGCGTAAATGAAACGGATTGTAACCTACATTATGGAGAACACCTGGACATGGGTGGGAACAGGCATGGTTTTAATTACCTTGTCTGGTCCAACTTTGCGTCAAGCCCTGTTGCTTACTGGTGTGGGTATTTTAATTCATTCATTAATATCCCTTACACAGAAAGACACAGAATGAACTCAATGATTGCTAAAACTTTAGACCTTTCACAACGACTTGTTTCATTGTTTATTGCATCGGCTTTGCCGATTATTACTGGTGGTGCAATCCTTGGAGTAGATGTAGTTAAGTCTGCTGGTGTTGCTGGACTCACAGCCCTGTTTGGTGTTGTACAGAAACTTGCTACTGCTTCAGTTGATGGTGAACTTACATCAGATGAGATCACAGCAGCGTTCGGAACCAAAACCAAGAAGAAGTAATGAAAAAGAATTGGCCTATCGTTAAGGTTGTATTGCCTGCGGATCTTAAAGGTGTGAAACCTGGTGCCCTTCCAGACTCACTTCTCCGAGACACTCAACCTTACGGTAGGCTTCATTGGCGTGCAGCTGATGCATATCATGCGATGCGTGCAAAGGCGTTTGCTGATGGGATTAAACCGTTTAAGCCTACGTCTGCGGGGGATACATACCGTACGCTTGCTATGCAAACAACATCGTTCTTGCAGCGTTATCAGAAAGAACCTATTGCTGGTGCTTCGACTCGTACTTGGGATGGTGTTAAGTGGTACAAGAAGTCTGAGAAGTTAGCGTCGCTTGCGGCGCCAGGTACGTCTCAACATAACCTTGGTATTGCTGTAGATATCTGGTCAGCAAGCGGTAAACGTTTTGAGTGGATGCTTGCTAACGCACCAGCGTTTGGATTTAGTTGGGAAGTAGTCCCTGAAGAACCTTGGCATATCCGTTTGGTAACTGGGGATAACCCTACCCCTGCTGTCCAAGCATGGGTCGATTCACAGAAAGCCGTATGACGTGGACGGTGGCTGGGCGTTAGTTCTCTCTGCTGTCGTTACTGCCGTGGGTGGAATTCTTGTTGCAATCATATCTCAGTTCCGAAAAGAAAACAGAGAAGATCACGCTGTTGTTTCTGGGATGCTTCAACATATATATAAAAGTGTAAAGGGAGTTGAAACGAAGGTGGACAAAGTTGAGCACAAACTTAACGGTCACATCAAGGAACATACTCGCGATTAGATAGACCTGTCTGTGCCCCCCGTCGGGTTGCCACAGTCCGACTCCCTATACCATCACAGCGCTTTGCCACATGACATGGCAAACTACCCAGGTTCCCCTGTTTACGTCCCACCTCTTGCGACAGAGGCACAACCATGCGTTCGTTAAATTGTGTTGCACACAGTATCGTAATGCTTGCAACTTTGCAACGTGTGTACTATAGTTTTATCGCGCCCCAAGGTTGTTTTCGGTTTTCCCTTCCTTTGGCTCCCTTGGGGTGCACTTACAAACGGGAGGAAACATGAGTCAGTTCGCAGAAACATTGAAAACAAAAAGAAGGCTTAACCCTAGGGAAGCCGTCAAACAATTACTTGACAAAGAATCTTATGCTGATTTTGAAGCAGCATTAAAAGATCCAACTATTCCATCGGCAGCCATCGGCTCAACCCTTAGAGATCTCGGAGTAGAAGTATCCAACATGAGCATACAACGCTGGAGATAACGTGAGCAAATTCAATGAGGTTATTCAACTTGAAAGTAATCTAATTGAATTAAAGAAAGCGTTACTACATAGCCAAAGGTCTGAAGCGAAAGCAAAGTTCAAGACAGCCAACTTGATTGACGCTGTGTATGAAGCAGCAGCTAACTCTTTGTTGTCTACTCCACGCCCAAAGATTGCCCCGCCTTTAAAGGATTCAAGAAAAGGTAAACCAGAGATAGCTCTCGTTCATCTTACGGATTGGCAGGCTGGTAAGAAGACCGTATCGTACAACATCCCCGCACTATCATCCCGCATGGACAGCATGATGGAGAAAGTGTTGCAGCTTACAGAAATCCAACGAGCACATCATCCAGTAAGAGAGTGTGTAGTTATGTTGGGGGGCGACATGGTAGAAGGTGTCGGCATATTCCCAGGGCAACAGTATGAGATAGGTGCACATCTATACGAACAGTTGTTCGAGGTAGTCCGCATCATTGAAGGATGTGTTCGTTCTCTCGCCCAATCTTTTGAGAAGGTCACAGTTGTGTGCGAGTTTGGTAATCACGGCAGGTTGGGACGCAAAGGCGACATGCCTTCTGGTGACAACATTGATCGCATGGCGTATCAGATTGTTTCCAATAACTGCAAAGATATCAAACATGTCAAATGGCAGATGTCGGATGACTGGTATCAGATCTTTCACATTGGAAACTACAAGGTCTTACTAGTGCACGGTGATGAGATTGGTTCGTTCGGGAATATCCTACGCAAGGTATCAGCTTGGTCTACGGGTGTAGTAGAACCATTCGACGACTGCTACATGGGACACTTCCATACCCCAACCGCATTGACCATGGCTAATGGTGGGCGTGTTTTTGTAACGGGTTCTCCTGAATCACACAACGAATATGCCCGCACCTTTATGGCTGCAGTAGGTAAGCCGTCGCAACGCATTCACTTTGTTGATCCAAACAGAGGACGAGTAACTGCGGAATATGTATGTTGGCTATGAAACTTTGTTGTCAGCATTGTGATGCAATCGTTGAGCATGATGAGACACAAATGACTTCTTGTCTCTGCGATCCTGACGCACCAACTTGGATAGCAATAACCCGAGAAGGCCGCATCATGTCCATGTCTCACGCCAGCTATGAATACCTACCGCAACCACGACCGTGTGACCTACCGAAGGCACAACCGTGAAACACGCGCGCCTGTGCGCGTGCGTAAATAAAGGTGTGCGCCCGCGCGACCCGATTTGCGGGGAGAAACTCGACGATGACGAAGAATGAACTCACCTATATATACGTGACGTGGATCGACGCACACTCGGGTAGCGAAACCTGGACCAACATACGAGACCTTGACCAAGATCCCGTGCTCGTGCGCACGGCAGGATTTCTTCTACCCCAATCTGACGGTGGCAAAGAAGGACACATCACCATATATCAGAGCATCACCCCGAACGATGACGTAGACCATGTTCTACATATACCCACAGCAATGGTCAAAGAATTCAAGTGCATCCAAATAAATCTTGAATCAAAGGTTGTGTCCATCCCCCTGACGTGATACGTTTGTATTACACGAAAGGAAGAGGATGAACAGATACACAATCAACAAGCCAGAACACGGCAGCCAAGAATGGTTAGAGGTACGTTGGCGCAACGCCGAAGGGCTATCACGAATCGCTGCATCAAGCGCAGCAGCAGTACACAATGAGCACGAGTACATGACACCAGGAGATCTCGCAGTAGAACTACTTGCTGACGAAGCACCGCAACCCAAGCCAGCCAACGCTGCAATGGAGCGAGGCAACCGACTTGAACCAGT